GCTCTTCCGATCTGAGAAGGGGGCGCAAATTTTTACTAGGCATTTCGGCACAAATGTTCTTACAAATCTCACTATATGAGACAGGTGAGACAACCCCTAAGAAAAAGCTAGTAAAAATGCGGTATTATACCATGAATTAATATTTACGCTATTGTAAGAAGTGTAAGGAATTTACATTTTTATATGGCTCTAATCACCAGAAAGCAAGCAGCAGAGAAAATGGGTGTAACTATCCAGGCTGTTTATGGTGCGATCAAAGAAGGCCGTCTTACAGCTATGACGGATGACAAAGGCAAGATTGTTATTAACAGCGACACATTAGAAAAGGAGTGGTATAGCAAATCTGCTTTCAAAAGAATGCGAACCACACCAAAAGACAGTAATACAGTTGTCCATAGATCCCGACTTAGTAACACCAATGAGTCGATACCAGAATATGAGGACAGTAAAGCTAGAACAGAGCATTTAAAAGCAGAATTATTAGAACTAGATCGAAAAACAAAAGAAAAAGAGCTAGTGCCTATGGAAGAGGTAGAACTTAAGTGGTGCGACATCATTAGTAATGCTCGAACTAAGTTATTAGGTATTCCAGCTAAAGCAAAACAACGAATACCAGATTTAGATACAAATGCGATGTCATGTTTAGACGATATTGTTCGTGAAGCCTTAGAAGACCTCTCAGTAGCATGAATAACCTCTTAAAACTAGAAAAAAAGGCTTATTTAGCCTTTAAACCGCCTAAAAAGCTTACTTTAAGCCAATGGGCAGATAAAAACGCTTATTTATCGGCTGAAAGTTCGGCTGAAGGAGGTCGATGGAGAACACTTCCATACCAAAAAGGGATTATGGATGCGATAACAGATCCAAATGTAGAACAAGTGACAGTTATGAAGTCTGCTAGGGTCGGATATTCTAAAATTTTAAATCATTTAATTGCATATCATATCCACCAAGATCCCTGTCCTATCATGGTATGTCAGCCAACTTTAGATGATTGTCAGTCTTACTCTAAGGAAGAAATCCAGCCGATGTTAAGGGATACACCTTGTTTAAATGGTTTAGTAAGTGATCCTAAATCAAAAGATGGAAATAATACGTTATTACAGAAAAACTTCCCTGGAGGAACATTATCTTTAGTTGGAGCTAATAGTGCTAGAGGTTTTAGAAGGGTTTCTAGAAGAGTTGTATTGTTTGATGAGGTTGATGGTTATCCATTATCTGCTGGTACTGAAGGAGATCAGATAAAGCTTGGTATTAGAAGAACAGAATATTATTGGAACAGAAAAATAGTAGCTGGTTCGACACCAACGATCAAAGACTTCAGTCGTATTGAAAGATTGTTTTTGCAAACGAACCAAATGCGTTACTACATCCCTTGTCCAGAGTGTAATCATATGCAATATCTAAAGTGGAGCAATATGAAATGGCGAGATAATGATCCTGATACAGTTGCTTATGGATGTGAGAGTTGTGGATGTTTAATACCACATAGTAAGAAAAGATGGATGGTAGAGAGAGGAGAGTGGCGAGCTACAGCACCTGGGAATACTAAGCACGTTGGATTTCATATATGGGCTGCATACTCATATTCACCAAATGCAAGTTGGTCTAATCTTGTCGAGGAATTTTTACAAAGTAAAGATGATCCCGAACAGTTAAAAACATGGATCAACACCATTCTAGGGGAGTGCTGGGAAGATACATATGCGAGCAAGGTTGGTGCAGAAGGACTAATGGAAAGAGCATCTTTAGAAACTTATCAGCAAGGCACACCACCAAGCAGCGTTCTCAGTTTGTGTCTCGGATGTGACGTTCAAGACGATAGGCTTTCCATGAGCCTCTGGGGTATAGGACGTAATGAGGAAATGTATTTAGTAGACAGAAAAGTAATTTATGGTTCTCCATCGAGGGCAGATCTATGGCAACAGATGGATGAGGTGTTGATGAGTGAGTATACAAACGAGGATGGTCAGAAGATGAAGATTGATAGTGCTGCTATTGATACAGGTGGTCACTTCACTCAAGAAGTTTATCAATATGTAAGGGAAAGAACTCAGCTCGGTTTGATTGGAGTTAAAGGTATGGGACAAAAAGGAAAACCTCCATTAGGAAAACCAAGCAAGGTAGATATTAATTTTTCTGGTAAAGCATTAAAAAGAGGAGTCCAGTTATTTCCTGTAGGAGTAGATGTCATAAAATCAACACTCCATAATAAATTAAAAGATGCAGAACCTGGAGAAGGATATATTCATTTCTACCCAACAATTACTCACGATTATTTTGAAGAATTAACGGCAGAGAGACAGGTGCTTAGATATAAGCATGGATATCAAGAACGTATTTGGGTCAAAAAAAGTAATGCAAAAAACGAAGCACTTGATGAAATGGTATATGCATATGCTGCTTGGCAAAGATTATTACAGAAATATGACAGAAGGACAATTTTCGATCAGTTTGAAAGAAGATTAAATCCGTCTGAACCTCAAAAGGATAGTAAGATAAGATTAAATCAAACTAAATCGGCTAATAAGTCGAATTTTGTCTCTAATTGGTAAAAAAATGACTTTTCCTAAAACGATAAGAGCAGGGGATTATATTCAATGGCGAATACCATCTAGTCAAGATGTATATGGAAATGCAATAAGTAGCCCAGATTGGTCAGTTACTTATTATTTAAGAACACGGATAGGCCCACAAGCTGCGACAGTATCTAGTAGTGCATATATAGATGGATTTCAATTTACAATTGCAAGTAATGTAACTGAGACTTTTTCAAAAGGAGAATGGTTTTATCAAGCCATTGCAAATAAATCTGGTGCAGAAAAGCAAACTATATCAACAGGACAATTTGAAGTATTAGAGTCTCTTGTTTATACAGGATCAACTCCACCTGCTTACGATGGTAGAAGTCAAGTTGAGAAAGATTTAGAAACAATAGAAGCAGCAATACGCACCTTAATTAGCGGTGGTGCGATTAAAGAATATAAGATTGGAAATCGAAATGCTAAGAAATATGAGTTAGCAGAATTGTTAACTCTCAAGAGTCAATATAAAGTAGAACTTGTAAGAGAAAAACAAGCAGAGACAATGGCAAATGGTTTGGGCAATCCAAGAGCAACATTTGTTCGCTTTGATGGAGCATACTAATGGGAATCAGATCTAACATTTCAAATGCAGTAAGGAGAGTTTTAGGTTTTGGTCGTAATGCCCAACCTTTAAAAGGAATGCGAGCATATCAAGGAGCATTAGTTTCTAGACTTACACAAGATTGGATGAGTAGTCAGTTAAGTGCTGATGCTGAGATTAGAGGTAGTCTGCGTAAGCTAAGAGATAGATCAAGAGAACTTGTAAGGAATAATCCATATGCAAGACAGGCAAAAAGAACAACACAAATTAATATTGTCGGAACAGGAATGAAATTTCAATCTCTTGTTTTGCAACAAAGAGGAGGAAAGCGAGATCAAAGAGTAAATAATCTGATTGAAGAGAAATGGGCAGAATGGTCAGAAGCTAACAGTTGTGATTGTGCAGGGAAGTATTCCTTTCACCAATTTGAATGGTTGGCAGCAGGTGCATTATGTGAATCAGGAGAAGCTATCTTTAGGATTGTAAGAAAACCATTTGGTGAGTCTAATGTTCCTATAGCTCTACAAATGATTGAAAGTGATTTGTTAGATGAAGAATATGATGACAAGTTACTTAATAAAAACAATGAATGGAGAAATGGTGTAGAGGTGGATGAGTGGGGTAGACCTGTCAGATATGCGATCTTAACTAAGCACCCAGGCGATGCATATTATTTAGATTATTCTGCAAATCGTAAATTACATATCTTTATAGATGCAAAAGATATTATTCATTTATTCTTACCCGAAAGACCTGGACAAAATAGAGGAGTGCCTTGGTTTCATAGTGTGATGGCTGATATGCATCAATTACAAGGATATGAAGAAGCTGCTGTTATTAGAGCAAGAGCAGGTGCAAGTATCATGGGATTCATTCAGAATGATCAAGGAGAATTGATTGGAGATGAGGTACAGAACAATCAAAGAATACAAAGCTTCAGCCCTGGAGAATTTAGGTATCTAGCACCAAATGAAAGTGTACAGATTCCTGACATTGATTATCCATCTCAGCAATATGAGATGTTTGTAAAAAATAAAATCAGACGTTTTGCGACAGGAATAGGATGTAGTTTTGAAACTATCAGTAAAGATTTTTCTGAGACTAATTATTCTAGTTCAAGATTAAGTTTGCTTGAAGATAGAGAACATTGGAAGTTCTGTCAAAAGTATATGATCGATAATTTCCATTACAGAATATTTAAGGAATGGCTTGCATTGTCTGTTTTATCAGGCGATTTAGATTTTATTGACTATACCGCTAATTCAAAACGATATTGCAAACCAAGATGGACTCCACCTGCACAACATTATGTTGATCCTTTGAAAGAGATAAGAGCATATCGTGAAGCAGAGCAAGCAGGTTACATGAGTAAGTCTCAAGTCATTGCACAGACAAATGGTGGAGATTATGACGATATTGTTTCTGAGATTGCAAGAGAACAAGATGTTGCTGATAGTTTAGGAGTTACATTAGATAAAGATCTAGACTTAGAAGTAGAAATGGGACAGGCAGAAGGAAATGTGAACATCACTCCTCCTCCTAGCAGATCTAAAAAAACACGCAAAAAGGCTGAGTAACTATGGCAAATGTAAGCGGAACTGATATTAATCTCACTCCTACAGAAGGAATGAAATCTGCTGCACGAAAGTATAAAAAATGGAAAGAAGAAGGAAGAAAAGGAGGAACACAAGTTGCAGCAGTAAGAGCCACACAAATTATTAGTGGAAAAGAACTTTCAGCAGACGTTGTAGTCCGAATGTTTAGTTTTTTTGCTAGGCATGAAGTTGATAAAAAAGCAGAAGGATTTAGTTCTGGAGAAAAAGGATATCCGAGTCCAGGGGCTGTGGCATGGCACGCTTGGGGGGGGAACGCAGGGTTCTCTTGGAGTAGAGGAAAAGCTGCTGCAATTAAGAAAGCAAGAGAAAGAGGAGAAGTTATAGAATTATCAAGACCATATCCAAACGAACACGCAGCAACTATTACAAATTCTGAGGAATATGATACATTTAGGCGGTCTAACGATGAAGCCTCTCAAGGTATAGACTTTATATTTGGTATAAAGGATAATGAAGAGGGTGCTGAACTTCAATCAATTAGGTTCAGACTTTCTGAATATTCTGCCTCTGAAGCACAAGCTTGGCTTGAGAGAAACGAGTTTGAACCTATCAAGTTTGAACCTGCTACTAACGAAAAAACTATGGCTGAAAAAACTAAAGTTGAAAAAAGAGCAGAACCTGACGCTCTAAAAACAGGAGATTTTGTAAGTTGGAATGCTTCTGGTAATAGAGCTAGAGGTAAAATCACAAGAATAGAACGTGATGGACAGATTGATGTTCCTAGCAGTTCTTTTGTTATTAATGGAACAGCAGAAGACCCAGCTGCCTTGATTCAAATATATAGAGATGGTGAATCCACCGATATATATGCAGGTCATCGATTTTCAACACTTACAAAAATTGCCGACATTAGATCGATTGAGGCTGGAGATAAATTTGAACGTAAAGAAGTTACTGACTTCAAAAGTGTAAAATCACGCACATTTGAGTTTCCTTTTTCGTCAGAATTTGCCGTCAAGCGTTATTTCGGTAACGAAGTGTTAAGCCATGATGAAGGTGCAGCAGATTTAGCACGATTAAATGATGGCGGTGCTGTTTTGTTTAATCACGACATGAACAAACCGATTGGTGTTGTTGAACGTGCTTACATAAATCCAGAAGATAAGCGTGGTTATGCAAAAATTCGTTTCTCAAGGAATAAGTTTGCATCTGAGATTTTACAAGATGTCCAGGATGGCATACTCCGGGGCATAAGCTTTGGATATCAGATTAATGATATGGAAGAAGCGGAAGATGGAATGAGAGCTACTAATTGGTCAGTACACGAATTATCAGTTGTTACAGTCCCAGCAGATCCTACAATTGGTTTCGGAAGAAGTTTGATAGAACCCTCTCAAGGTAATAGTATTAGTATGGAAGGTAAATCTCCTATCGAGGAGATTAATTCTGCGGTTGAACCCGCATCAACAACAGTCCGAAACATGGAAGAATCAACTAAAGAAACTGCGGTTGATACGGCTCCAGCCGTTGAAATCGACATCAAAGCCGAAGTACAACGTGCTATTGATGAAAATAACGCTCGTACAGCATCAATCACTTCATTATGTCGTGAGTTCGGAGAGTATGGAGCAGAACAGCTTGCTGATTCACTTATAAAGGGAAATAAAACTCCCGAAGAAGCAAAGGCAGCTATCCTCGATCTTGTAAAAAACAAGGCAGAGGTTCGTAATACACCTATCCGTTCTACTGACATGAGTACAAATGAAGTTGGCTTAGACCAAAAAGAAGTAAAGAGATTCTCTTTCTTGAGAGCTTTAAATGCTTTAGCAAATCCTACAGATCGTCAAGCTCAAGAAGCAGCAGCTTTTGAGAGAGAAGTATCTGAGGAAGCTTCTAAGAGATATGACAAGCCAGCAAACGGCATTTTAGTTCCTAATGAAGTTCTAAAAAGAGACTTGAATGTAGGTACAGCAACAGCTGGTGGTAACTTAGTTCCAACAGAATTACTTGCAGGTTCATTCATTGACATTCTTAGAAAGAGAATGGCTGTGATGGCAACAAACCCAACAATGCTTACTGGATTGTCAGGTAACGTAGCTATTCCAAGAATGACATCTACATCAACTGCATATTTCGTTGGTGAATCTGGCGCACCTACAGAAAGTCAGCAAGCATTTGATCAAGTCAACATGACACCTAAGACAGTTGGTGCATTTGTTGATTACTCTAGAAGACTTCTTCTTCAGTCATCAATTGATGTTGAGTCAATGATCAGAGATGATATTGCGAAGGTTATTGCTACTAAGCTTGATAACGCAGCGATCTATGGTTCTGGTAGTTCTAACGAGCCTCTTGGAATTAAAGATACAACAGGTGTAGGTACACAAACAATTTCTACATTTGGTACTTTTGCTGAGTACATCGGAATGGAAACAGACGTTGCAGCAGCTAATGCTGATGTAGCTAGTATGTTCTATCTAATAAATGCTTCTGCTAGAGGTGCGTTGAAGTCAACAGAAAAAGCTTCAAACACAGCACAGTTTGTATTTGAGGACAACTCAATAAATGGCTATCCAGCTATTGTTTCTAACCAACTTGCAAACAACGATGTTCTCTTTGGAGACTTCTCACAGTTTGTTATCGGTATGTGGTCTGGTTTAGATCTAACAGTAGATCCTTATGCAAATGCAACTGCTGGTAGCGTAAGAATCATAGCTCTACAAGATGTAGACTTTGGTGTAAAACAGCCTGGTGCATTC